TACCGCTTGTACCACTTGTACCACTAGTTCCATTATTACTAACTCCACTTGTACCGCTTGTTCCTGATGTGCCAGGTGTTCCTGGTTGAGATATACCAGATGTACCTGATGTTCCACTACTACCTGCAGCTCCAGTCATTCCTGACGTACCAGAAGTGCCATTCTGACCACTTGTACCAGAACTACCAGAGGCTCCAGTTAATCCACTAGTTCCGCTCGTTCCTGAACTTCCACTAACGCCATTAGTACCGTTCTTGCCAGAAGTTCCAGATGAGCCAGAAACTCCACTCGTGCCACTGGTTCCACTCGAACCTGCAACACCGCTTGAACCATTAGCTCCACTAGTACCACTTGTTCCTGAACTTCCAGATAATCCCTGCGATGGTCCAGTCCAATTACCATTTTGGTCAATTACTTCACCATAGGCTTCAATGAATACGTTTTTAGAAGTCAAGAATCCAACTTCAACATCAGTATCTGAAACTGCAATTGGTAATTCATTACCTTCGCCATCTGATAATGGTTTTACCGTACCATTAATTGGCTCATTATCTAGTGTTTTGATTAAACCTTTATAGGTTTGATAAATGTATTTGTCAAATAAACTTGCCATTATTATGCTGTTCTAATTTTTAAAATTCCGTTAGTATGATAAAATCCACCAAGAGGTACACCACCAGCAATTGCTGCTGCATTATCTGCAAAGTTTCTATCTACAGTTACAAGTGATTGCATAAACAGTGTAGTTAAAGTATCTACTTCATCTGCTTGTACTTGATTACCTAAAGCCATTGCTCCATTTGCATTAACTATACAACCTGTACCAACAGCAATTGCATTTGCGATATTTTGATTAATAATATTAGCAGTACCAATTGCAGTTGAATTAGAAGTATCATCTAAAATTTGATTTGCATTACCTACAATAGTATTAAATTCACTTGTTGTAAAAGGTACTGTGAATGAACCTTGACCAACTACAACTGAATTTGCATCTGCAGCACCATTTCTACCAATATAGACAGAATCATTACCGCAATATGCATCGCTACCCATTGCAATTACATTACTAGATCCAGTTTCAATAGCAACGCCATTAGATTCTGTTGAGATATTAACAATATTATTACCACCAGGAATTGTAGTTCTAGTTGTAATAACATCTGTCATTTCATTAATGTAAATAGAACTACCATTTGATACAATACCACCAGCACCATCAACTAAAGAAAGACCATAACTTTGTACTGTATTAGTAGCATTTGCTAATTGAGCAGTCATTACTAAATATTTAGTTGTGGTCCAATCTATAGCGCTCCATGTTAAAGGTAATGCAGTTGAGTTTGGTGAAACTGTATCTGTTGAAGCAACTGTTTTAGAATAACCTGTACCATTTTGAGTACCATCTGCTCTATTAACAAATAATTGTTTAAAAATACTAGCACCATTATTGGTACCACCAATTACAATACCGGCAGTTGCAGTTAATAGAGTAGCTCCAGTAACATCACCAGCATTATCGCTAATATAAATTTTAACTGTTGTATTAGCTGATACTATTTTATTACTAAAAACTCTAGCATAAATATTATAAACAGTATTATCTGCAATTGCATTAGCAGAAATTTGTACGTTTGCAATTACATTTTCAGTTAAATTACCAGTTGAAACGTTACCAATTGCAATATTATTAATTGCTACGCCTGAAATACCATTAATACCACTTGTACCGCTAGTTCCGTTTGTGCCAGGAGTACCTGGTTGTGATATACCAGATGTTCCGCTCGTGCCTGATGTTCCATTTAGTCCAGCATAACCATTACGGCCTGACGTACCTGATGAGCCATTGGTGCCGCTTGTACCTGCTGTACCAGAACTTCCTGTCACTCCACTAGTTCCACTCGTGCCAGAAGTGCCAGTACCGCCGCCACCTCCACCTTCACCAGTCCAATAACCATTCGAATCGATTACTTCACCATAACCTTCAATAAAAAGATTTGGTACAGTTGTGGGTGCTGTTAGATTTACTTCTGTCTCGCTAACTTCAATTGGTAAAGGTTTTCCTTCTCCATCAGTTAAAGGTTCTAGATTAACTCCTAAACCACTTGTACCTGATGTACCAAGACCTACAATTGATTTGTAGGTTTCATAAATGTATTTGTTAAATAAATTTGCCATTTGATTCTATATTTTAATTACACTCGTTCCATTTTTGAACAGCTAAATTCCATGCATCTGGGTCGGTATTCCATTTATTACAAACTGATTCTGTTCTAGTTAAATAAACTATATTTCTCTCTGGATCGTTATCTGAAATATATGTAATGGTTTGCATTTCTTCTGCAGTACCATCTAAATACATTTGACCTTCGTCTAAAAGATATGCTGAAAATGGATCTAATGTTACACCATCAGTTGCCCATAATTTATAATCATAATTACCATCTGGTGAAATTACAACTTTACTATCTTCTGGATCTTCATTGCCAATTGCAACTAATTCAATAGCAAATTGAGTGTATCTTGTATTTTGTTTTACAATAGTAGGTACAACATACGTCCAAGTATTTGTAAAACCACCTTTAAAACCAAAAAGAAACGTGTTAGTATCAAAAGGAATATCAGCATCCATCGTATTTACATAGATGATAATATCTGTATTAACACTCAGATTCTTTAAATTAATCATTATAGCTACTTGTTTATTTTAAATATACGAATCTCATTTTTTGACACAATCAAACATAAAAAAGGCCAGTATTTCTACTGGCCTTTCAAATTGTAATACTTTATAGATTACGCAGCAACTACAGTAATACCTGTAACTACATCTGCCAATGTATCTCCTGCAGCTAAAGGATATGCAGCAGTAGGTTCCTGCGCTGTGAACGATAAAGAGTATTGATTAGCATCAGCGGGTGCTGTTCCCGTTGCAGCAGAAGAAGCTGACATAACAGCACCTCTGTCGAGACCCATAATCCAAGTAATATCGTTTTGATCAACAAAAGCGATTCTCAAATCTCTATTTTGAGCTAACAAAAGAATTTGATTTCTTTTAGTTGCGCTCATTTTTTGTAAAATAATAGTCAATACACCCTCGTAGAACACAGTTCCCGCAGTATTACTAACATTGATTGCTTCGTTAAAGAAAGCTGTATCTTTAGCTAATTGATATTCGTAGAATGAACCAGAACCAACAATGTCGGTGATTTCACCCGCAACAACAGTTGTAGAAGTAATTTCACCTGCTAAAAAATACGCTGTCTTCAAACCGCCAATACCACCCATACAATCTAGGGGTAAAGCTGAATTAATTAAACAAGCCATATGATTATAATAATTATTTTTTAAAATTAGGTGGTACCGAAGTACCACCTGTTAGTTTTGGTTAAAATTACGCTACAGTTGATACGAACTGGTTTGCAACAGCTGCAGTACCTACTTTAAATTTAGAAAGGAATGAAACCTCATCTAAATTAGCATTATAGAAGAATCTGAAGTTAGACTCATCGTTTACTAAACCTGTACCGAAGAAAGCATATTTCTTTGGACCAACAATTACAGCTGAATCGCCAGTTGGATCTACTAAACCAGGTGCAGCAAATACTTTAACGTTAGTACCAGGGAAGATGAAAGAAGATTCAGCAGCGCCAGTTACATTGTTAATGTTAGGGTATTGTAACAAGATAGAGTTACCTGTTGCAATTAAACCTTGAGTTAATTTAGAATATGTAGCGTATGACATGAAAGCAACGATATCATCTTCTTGCTTTAACTCGTTAGGAATCAAGTCGATTAATCCCCACATGTTAGCTACAGCGTTAGAAGCAGTCCAAGCAGTTGAGTATGCAGTACCGTCGATAGCACCTTCAGCAACTGAAGTTTGGAATAACAAACCGTCAAGATTTGCACCGTCACCAGCCCAAATAGTTTGCTCTACATATTTTTTGATTTCTTCTACTTTCAAGTTAGCAATTTGTTGTTCGAAAGGAACTGACTCATGCATTGCAGAAGCAGATAATTGGCTAGATAACCATACGTTGTAAAGTTGATCTGGACACAATAATTCTTTCAACATTTTAGCTTGTACAGCCATGTCTACTTGAGAGAAGATTGTTGAGTTAGTACCAACTTGACCAGCACCAAATCCGCAAGCTGCGTCTTTAATGTCTACGTTGGCTCCTAAAATGTTGATTGCAGTTGTACCTGCAGTTAAACCTGCTCTAACTGTTAAATTGTTTACAGTCTGAGGTTTCAATACGGCGCGAGTGATCAAGTCAGTTGATAACTGATCAGTATACGCTGGCAATTGTGAAATGTTAAAACTCATTTTGTTTAGTTTATTTTTAGATTAAAGGTTATTTTCTCAAAGATTTAATGAACTCAACTTTAGCGTCAAGACCACTGAATTCTTCAGCAGAAATATTTGTTACTTTTGGAGCAGCTACTGCAGCAGGAGCTTTAGCAAACTTTTCCATTTTGGTTTTCATTGCTGACATTTCTTCTTTAATACCAGAAACTTCTTTAGCAACTTCTTCCACAGCTTCGAAAATAGCTTTCATTTTCTCAGCAATTTTTTCTTCAACTTTCTCGATGATCTTTTCTTCCATAGCAACATCAATTTTAGTCTCAGGCATAGCTTCTTCGCCAGCAACTTCAACAACAGCTTCGTCTGTAACTGGTGCTTCTTCTTCTGCGGCTTCTGATTCTTCGCTAGAGATTTCCATGATTATGCCTTGAGCATCAACCTCGATAATAGTACCATCTTCTAATACGTGGTCGCCTTCAGGAGCTGGAGTTTTAGTAGAACCATCTTCAGAAACTACGAATACAGGCATACCTGGTTCTAATTTCTCATACTCAACGACAGTAACGCCGTCTTTCAATTTAGCTGATTCTAATTTAACTTCCATACCCAATACTTCACGTACTTGATTTAACTTCAATTTGTACATAATGTTTAGTTATTTTTTAAAATTAGTTCATTAGTGCAACATGCACTTGATAATAAATATATGTATCAGTATTAGTGACACATCTTTGCATAAAAAAACCCAACTAGAAAAGCTGGGTTAAAAAACATTCGTTTTATTATGGCACTTTTTATATATCTGTACCTAAAATCTTTTTAATCTTCTCATAGGTCTTCATAGCTTCGAGTTCCTCCATATCCATTAGAATACCTTCAATTGAAAATCCACGTAATTCACCTGCTTTAACTCTTGCCCAAGTTTCTGGATCTTCTACTTTCACAGAGATCATCCATGTTCCTACAGGCACATTATAACCATAAAGTGTATTTGCTTTATCGTCAGCAGTTTCAACCAACCAGGATTCAAATATGTATGCACCAGCATTGTTTTCTTCGTGATCTGTATTTAATTCGTGCACTCTACCTTCTTTAAAGTATTTCAATGCAATTTCTTTAATGGTTTCTGGTGAGAATTTAACCCAATATTTTTGACCATTTTCATCTACTCTCAAAATCTTCATATCTGGTACCATTGCAGGTCCTACTAGAATTTGTTGTTCTTCTGCTGCAAATGAAAATACTGAAGCATGTCTTGCGTTAATATAACCATGATTTGGCATATTATATGGTTTTCTACCAGCATCACCGGCAACTGGACCTACTCTTTGTATTCTAACATCACCATTTGCTTTTTGGTAAACATTGTATTTAGACCAAAAATGTTTGCAATTAGCACCGCCTTTGAAATCCCAAATTGAATATGTTGCAGCGCCACCTTCACCAAAACCTGGATTATATGCAACATCTGACATAGCTTTAATTGATTCTTCTGTGTAAAATAAATCTAAATTTACCATTTGTTCACAGAAAGATCTAGTATTTGAAGAGATTCTACCATCATATTTGTATAATCTCATTGATTTTTCATTATTTGAAAGTAATGCACCTTCAATATTTTCACTACCAATACCATCTGTATTAGCAGTTGCAAACTTTTGTTTAAATAAAGATGACAAATCAGCTTCTTTAATACCTAATTCTTTAGCCAAACCAATAATTGTATCTAAAATATACTCATCTTTAGTCCAAGAATAATCCATAGAGCATTCTTTTTCTGCTAAAATAGCTCTAGTGATAACATCTTTCTTCTTTTTAGGAATTTGATCAATATATTGAGGTAATCCAGCAACATTAATATCAAACTTCATACCGATTGCACCAAGTTCATCTATTACATCTTGATTATTGTCATAATGTTTCTCTATACCAAGTTCTTTGATCTTCTCTATTTTAGCCTGGTTACTTCCAGTAGCAAA